TACATCAGCATCAATCTTATCATACAATTCGATGAATGACTGCTTAGTCTCATCATCGAAACGGTTCACACAAACCTTGATTGCTTTCATACGGTTCTGCCAGATAGCGAAAGCACGAATGATGTGAACGAGTCTACGAGTAGAGATCACCTCATCGATACCACCATCCTTGAAAGTTCTACGGATGATGTCTGCCCAGTTAGCAAGGTTAGTACAGAACTCTTCGTCAAGAACACCAAGGTTACCTGCTGCTTTCTGCAGAATCTTAGTCTCAGTAGCAGGTGTAGGATATTCTTGCTCGAAGGTGAGAGCAAAACGCTCAAGGAATGCTTCGTTCAGAACGTTGGTGCCGATGAAGCGACCGTCGTCAGAACCCTTACCCTTGGTGTTGGCAGTAGCTATCACGTTGAAACCAATAGCGGGTTTGACATAGCGACCAGTCTTCTTCAGGAAGACACCTTTACCTTCAAGAACAGACTGCAGACAGAGGATCTTGTTAGAGGCAAGGTCAACTTCATCTAGAAGCAGCACAGCTCCCCGCTCCAAAGCTTCAATGACAGGACCATTATGCCAAACAGTTTCGCCGTTAACAAGACGGAAACCACCAATAAGATCATCTTCGTCGGTTTCAATGGTAATGTTAACGCGAATCAACTCCCTATTTAGAGCAGCACATGCTTGCTCAACAGAGAAAGTTTTGCCGTTTCCTGAAAGACCAGTGATAAAAGTAGGATAGAAGATGCCAGACTGAATGATCTTTTTGACATCAGTGAAATTACCGAATGGAACATAATTAGGGTCTTTGTCAGGAATAAGGTTTTGTTGTACTGCAGGAGCAGCAGCAGGTGCTTGGTAAGTTTGCTCAAGTTTTTCTTGAACAGTCAGATTCCACTTACCGATACCCTGCTTGTAATCTTTAAGACGCTTTTTAACAGTAGCGAGAGAGCAGTTGAAGTGCTCTGATGCTTCAAACAATTGCTTCGTGTTTACCTCAGTACCGCAGTTATCGGTAAGGTAAGAAACGAGGTCGTCAGTTGAAACGGGAACAGGAGCGAAAGGCATTGGTGTTTTGTGTTGTATGAATATAGTATAGGGTATGGTGGGGTCAGTGGCGACCCCTAGTGTACCAGTTTGTCAACTGACATACTCAACGAATGAGTTGAGCAATTTTTTGTTGGTGGACTTGCTACCGAGCATCTTCTTGAATGCACGAGAGATCTCTCCCTTCTTAGCACCAGACTCAACGTTGAACTCAGCAGTATCATCTAGTCCGCTGTTAGCGATAGCGTACAAGGCAGTGAATGCTTGTGGGTTTGGAATAATAGCAGATTTTTCTTTCTTCCACTGCTTCTGAACCTGAGAATAACCTTCGTAATTTGCATAGCGACCAACAAAACTAGAGAGTTGAGAACCAGCAAGAATACGGAAACCAATAACATTCACACCAGGGTTACGATCACGAACTTGCTGGAGGAAGATGTTAGTAATAGTATCGTATTCAAACTCAGAATAGACACGACCAGTCTGACGGTCACGAAGACAAATACTGTAGTCAATGCGACGAGGACGAACAGTGTACTCATCTTTGTGGTCAATGTAAATTTCATGACCATAAGCAGACTGACATCCGTCACCATCAGTCAAGATGCAAACATTAACCTTCTGAAGATCATTCTGCTTTTTGAACTGAGGGATGATGTAGTTAAGAATAACCACTGCTTCGTTCAAAGGAGTACCAGAAAGACCACAACCAATAGTAGCTTGGTATCCAGTGTAATTCCTGTAAACAGATGCTTCACGCCACAGGTTTTTGCACTGACGCTCATACTCTTTAGCGTTAGAGCGAGAAGAAACAAAGTTCAACAGATGAAAATTACGAGGATCGATGTAGAATTTATCCTTTTCAATACCAGGATAATAGTGGTAATAATTATCTTCAACGTCCTTGCCTGCTGAAACATCTAGAGCACGTTGTGCAGGATACCAGTCATTAGTAAATGCATAGACTTCAAAAGGAATCTGCACTTTCTTACAGAAAGCAGTAAGGTTGAGAAGTTGCTTGACAGTAGCTAGAAGTTCGTTTGCCATAGAACCAGACCAGTCAAGAATAAAGATCATACCGTGGTTCTTGCCGTCAGGAAGAACAGTTACTTTTTTGAAGATGTCTTCGTTATAACGATAAGTGTGTAACTTTGAAGTATCAAGCACACCAGTCTTAGATTGACCAGCACGAGCGTAAGCGTCAGCAGACTTACGACACTCAAACTCTTTAACAAGATAGTTTACCTCCTTCTGGGATTTCTTACGGAACTCATCATATTGTCCATCTGTCAATTCATAGACTTCAGGGTTAGGGTGCTGTTGACTATCAATCCAGTCGTGTAAAACTTTACAATCAACAACATGATTATCTATATCAACTTTGTCTGAAATTTCAATGTACCTGACGTTACGACCATAATGACGAGAAGAAAGATTCTCAGCAGCATTATCAAATGCACGTTGAGTTTCGGATGTGTCACCACCCTGAGAACCAGCACCACCTTCGTCTTCAGGTTCAGTGAGATTGCCGTCTTCGTCGTACCAATCGTCACGAACATCCTCTAGGTCTGCACCACCTGAAGAAGATGCACCACCTTGAGAGTTTGGTTGATCTTCACTAGACTCAACCTCTACTTCAGTTTGCTGCTCAGATTCTTCGCCATCGCTGTTTTCAGTTTCAGACTCCTGAGCAGCAGTGGCAGGTGCTTCCATAACCTGCTCAAACTTACTGAACTCATGCACGTCAACAGCAATCTGTAGAACTTCTTCAAATGTTTCTGCAACGTCAGTGCGAGCAACAAACACTTTCTCTTCGATAGAGAAAGGAATAAGTGCGTTAGCACCAATTTTAAAATGAAGATTGATGCGATCAATCAAGCTAAGGGAACCAAGATCTTCTCCTTGAATACTGAAGAAGTCGCGGTCATTCAATTCTTTATAACCACCAGCAAAAGATTTGCGAAGACCAGGATACTTGCGCTTCATCAGTTTCTCGATGCGAGCATCCTCAATGACATTCACATAATCTTTGGGGCAGTCAGCAACTTCACGCCAGTCTTCGTTAGGTGTGAACAGAGCATGTCCAACCTCATGACCGACAAGCATGTCGTATACTGTTCCAGATGCTTTGTCCCAGCGTGGAAGAGTCAGTACACGACGATCAACGTCAAACATAGCAGTAGGGCACTGCTTGTGTTCTACGACAAGGTTCTCGGTAGCGAGAAGGCGGGCAAGGTTACCTTTGATTTCTTGGTTTGACATGTGTCTCTGTTGCTGATGTATACAGCATAACAAAGAAATGGACTAGCCAACCAGTCCATGGGTCACTTCGTTAACTGTCACACTGAGGGTAGAGTAGTTCTTGACCTTCTCCACAGAGATGGTTCTGTCAAACTTGTCGTCTAAACCCTGCTTATGACTGATGACAAAGACCTTGGTGCTATCATCAAAATTACGGAGAATCCATCCTAGGTCAGATGTGCCAGATTGGTCAAGAGATCCGTCAAAGATCTCATCGAGGATGAGGAGGTTAGTATCCACAGAATTCTTGAGCTTAGCAATAGAACGCCAAGTAAGCAGCAGAGCGATATCAATACGAGCTTTCTCTCCTTCACTAAAACTATCATAGGAAAACACATCACGGTATCTAGATTTGATCTGCTCCTCAAAGTTCTCATCAAGGGTAAAGTTGACATAAAACTCCATCCTCTGTAAGAAATCGTTAATTAATTTGTTCATGGTAGGAAGATAGGTTTTGATAATCCTGGTCTTAATACCATTGTCCTTAAGAAGTTGACCTGCTGTTGTCAGCACGTCACGATCAGACTTCAGCGTAGCATGTTGTTTAGCTAATGACTTCTTATCGTTCACAAGAGTTTGCAATTTATTGTATTCTGCCTTCTTGTCAACGTTGTCACCCTGCAGTTCCTTGATTTCATCTTCCAGTGACTCCACCTGTTTGCGGATAGACATCAACTGAAAGTTAGTCTGAGAAATTGTAGTATTGATTTCATTGACCTGAGTAGACAGTTCAGTAAACTTAGCAAACCGTTCTTGCTCATCAGAGATTGCTTTTTGTAGATCATCGTAACCTACGTTCATCTCATCAACTTTAGATTGACCTAGTTGTAACTTTTCATTACGAAATTCTTCCGATAGTTCTTGTGTACAAGTAGGACACACATGATTGTTTTCAAAGAACTCATGTTCTTTCTTACATGTGTTCAACTTATGTGTCAACTTAATCAAGTATGTGTTCAACTTTTGCAGTTTTTCGTTTGACTTTTGATACTCCTGCATTTCTTCATTAAGTTTTACGATTTGTTGTGTTAAAACCGTAACTTCCTCTGCACCCTGTAACTCAGTTTTTTTATATGCAAAAATCTTTTCTTCTTTACGATCAATCTCTTCCTGAGTTCTCTTCTCAAGCGTGAGCATGTTTTGTTTCTGCAACTCAATCTTGTCTTTTAGAAGATCAAGTTGATAATCAATGTCACGAACTTCCTCATTGTTCTCTCGCATTTTATCTTTGAGTAGAACATTCATCGTAGAGAACACCTGGATATCCAAGATGTCTTCGATGATATCACGACGCTGACCACCAGGCAGTTTCATGAATGGGACAAATGTAGATGATCCCAACACAACAATCTGTGTGAATGATTTGTAATTCATCTTGAGCACGTTCTGCTCAAAGTTTTTCTGCTGTTCTACAACAGTGCTTTCCTGGTTCCAGATTTGTCCATTACAATAGATCTCAAACTTGTTAGGTTTGATACCACGAATAACTTTATACTCTAGCTTACCAATACGAAACTCGATCTCAACCAAACAATCTTTTTCATTGATACTATTAATCAACGATCCCTTGCTGATCTTACGGAATGGTTTGCCAAACAGAGAAAAGGTAAGGGCATCCAAGATGGTGCTCTTACCTGCTCCGTTATTACCAACGATTAGATTTGTTCTTCCTTCTTCTAGATCAATTTCACTAAACACATTGCCCGTGGATAGAAAATTCTTCCAACGGATCTTCTCAAATATAATCATTCTTCAGGATCATCAGGGGGTATTAAGAAATCGTCAGGTGTGATAATGGAAAACTTTTGACCACGGTCTTGACATGCTCCAATTATAACATGATCTTCCATTTCCACAACCTGCATTGGTGGATAATCTTCATCAGATTCCATCATCATTAAATATCTTTCGGCATCGTCGCCTTCGATAAAGATAGGGATGACCCTATCCTCCGCTTCGTCAAATACAGAGTATACGCCATCAGGATGGTTTTCCAGTGTTAAGACGAACATTAGGCAACATTGCAGCTTTCAATATATAGTGTTCTCATCAAAGACTTTAATTCAGTCTTGTCTACGGCAATCTCTACCTCATCAATATACTCATTGAGGAGAGTCATCGTGTCTTTAGTCTCTAGCTCTGCATCTTCGATATTATCTGCATCAACTAGAGTCTCGACAATCTTGACATCATGTGCCCCTACGTTGTAAAGACGATCAACCAGTGTCTCAAACATCTGGTAGTCTCGCTTCTCTTCGACGATGAGTTTGATGAACTTGTCTTTATAACCAGACACATCTTGTTTGTTGTAGTCCACACTAGCGTCGTCATAGAAGATCTTGTCAAAAATTTCGTAAGGGTTCTTGATAAACTTAAGTTTGTCAGTTTCTGTATCATAGATATGGAACCCACGAGTATCCTTATAATCATTCCAGAACATCTGATAGGGATTACCTAGGTATTGAACATTGCCATGCCTAGATTTGTGATGGAAGTGTCCAGACCATACACGTTTAAAGTTCTTAAAGTCAGAGACTTTGAAACCTCCGTCAAACTTCATGCCTGGTGTAACTTCAAAACCATCACACTCAAGGTGACCACACATAATATCTGCTTGACTATCAGAGATTAGTTTCAGACATTCTGCTTTGTTTTCTTGGTTGATCCAAGGCATCATCAAAAACTTTTTGCTACCAAGAGTAATCTCTTCAGGTGAAGCATAGATGTTGATGTTTTTGTATTGTTCTAACAGTAGCTCTGGTGAGTTGATCCTGTTAGTATTTTTATAGTAGGTGCAATGATTACCCAGAATCATGTGGACCTTATAGTCTTTCAATCTCTTGAAATAATTTTCAGTAATACGATTAAAAGTATTAAAGTCCATAGACTTTCTGTTATCAAAAGTGTCGCCCAAATCAATGATGGTGCCGACACCCTCCTTCTCAAGAGTTGGAAAAAAGATATCATCGTAGAATTTTTGAAAGTAATTCCAGAACGCAAGGTTTCCTTTGCGTCCGTCCAGATGCTGGTCAGTAATCAGTGCAATTTTCATTTGGGTTTATGATCTTTCATGCCGTCATGGTTTCCATCGCCAGGGAGTTTACCATGTGCTAGGTATTCTACCGCTTGTAGAGAACCTTGCAACCTCTCCAGGTCTTTTTGAATTTGTACATACTCAGTGTATGCACCGTACAATTCATCTGCTCTAGCAGTTAGTTGAGCAGTACGTTTATTAAAACGTTCTAATAGTTGTTCGTAGTTTTCAGTTTGTTTCATTTTCATAGTTTTCCTCCAACGGTCCCGTCATACGGGTCAGATGAGCGGCAGTTTGCCCAATTTGTAGCGACACCTTCGAGGTGGAACGGAGACATCGCCATGACAGCTTCCCGCGTACCGCCTGTGATGAGTTCCTTGCCATCCTTACCATAGCTAGTCCACGTTCCAAATCGTTTTTTCTCGACACGGAACGTTCCATAGGGTGTTTCATACCACTCATAGGTTTCATGATCTCCACTCATTTTTCTTCTTGTGTTCTGTTAAATACTATCACTCGTTTGCCATCATGTGTGAAAACAAGTTCATCATCATAGTCCCAGCAAAGTTCTTCATACAAAGAATTTAGTTTCCTCATATCTTCCCACAGGGCGTTTTCATCAGTCATTGGATTTAGCAAAAAAGGAAATAGTTAGTCTTGGTTGAGAATGTCCAAATGTTTGTACACCGTGATGTACATGAGAACCAAATGCCATCAATCTATTATAAACATTATCAACTTTTTTTGTTACTGTGTATTCAGAATTTACACAGTTCCATTGTTTCTCATATTCAGAATCATCTATTTCTTTTCCTTTGTAGAAAAGAGATTTTTGTAATAGAGATTCTTCAGAGATAACAAAGTCTTTGTTTATTAGATCGTAGACAGATGTTCCCGTATTACTATCGGGATTTTTATTAAGGTAAATTATACCACCAAAATCAGAACTATAATCTCTGTGTATCCATCCACGATTGAATTTTGTAAATGGAAATGTTCTTTGAAAGTTAATTTTCAAATTCCATTTACTTGCGTCTTCTTGATAAACATTACATATTTGAATTTTAAGTTCATTGTATAATGAATTGTTTATCTTAGATAAACATTGTGTTCGTTTACCTGGCCAGCGACCTTCAACATCTTTGTAAAAAGGATATTGTTTTGTTAGGTTTACGATTTTATCTGGGTCATTAAAAAAATTGTCAACGATAACAACTGGATACATTACCGATTCATTTTCGTTTCAATATTTTCTTTAATACTACCCATGTCAGAGTAAGAAGCATTCATACCAGACATACTACCATCGTAGGTGTCAGTGTGCATGACTTCATCATATCCTGACCTTTCTAGGATTTTACCTTTAATCTCTAGCTGCTTTTTCTCCTTCTGGATCCTACGCAAGAATGCGTAGTAAATGATCTGAGTGAAATAAGCAAATGGGTTCTTGGATTTTTCTGGATCAAAGTTGTCAATATACTGAAGACAGTTTTCGATACCGTCACAGATCATGTCCTCACGGAACATGTAATTAACAAAGTTTGGTTTGTACGATAGGTGAGTTGCGATCTTTAGAAAACATTCACCTAAGTAATTGGTGACTCGGGGGCGAGGATTGCCTGCTTCCTTAGCGGCATGAACCTTCTGCCGATAGTCAGTGATCGCAGCAAGGAACTCTTTGTTGTTGACGTAGTATTCAGTCTTTTTTCTTTTTGCCATTACTGCATATGCCATGGTTGTGTACCATTATCATGTACTTATGGTAACACGATAAACTGGATTTGTAAAGGGGGCTTGACAGAACCTCAGAAACTCAGTACAATTAACCTTGTAGAGGTTCAGAAACAGGTACTAGCTTTTATTAAAGATATCTTCTAGAGATTTCTTCATTTGATTTACAGAACCTAAGTACCCAGATTGGCGGGGCAACTTGTTTGCTCTGTTAGTAAGATTCTTTCCGTTCTCTAACCTTTGAATAGTTTTTTCATAGAACTCTTGAATCTGACCATCAACTTCTGTCATGGTCATAATATGATCACGCTTAATAATAAACATGTTATCAAACGTGGCGCTGATCCATTCTTTAAAAGCAAAACCAGATACTTCTAATTGCCCTTTCTTTTGTCTTGCAGCTTCAACTTGGAGAGGGTTTTCTAGTAGGACTTTATCTTCATCTTCTAGATAACAGACTTTAGCTACTATTTCCTCTCCAGTCATTAACTTTAATGTTGCTAGGAATTCTTCATCCATATTTAATTTGCTCTAAGGTTTACTCTAATAACCTCATACTTAAAGTTTTCATCATTATAAATGTTGACTCTTTCATTCAAATGTTTGAGTGTATAATTTTGACCGCCGATGTCGTCAGCGATATCGTATAAGGTTGCCATATCTTTGCCTTCACCTTTTCTGAGCACACGACCAATAGATTGTAGGTTGCGTATTCGTGACTTACTAGGAGATGCAAAAATAATATTATGCAATCGTTTAATGTTAATACCTGTAGAAAATGTTCCGTAAGATGCAATGATGACAGCATTGTTTTCTGTCTCTGTAATCTGACGGACTTCTTCCCGATCTTCTACATCTGTTCCACCATGAACAAAGAATAGTTTTCGTTCAGGGTCTATGTTGTTATTTATCAAGTCATAAAGTGGTTCCCCGTGCTTTTCAATATAGTTAAATAGAACTAGGGTGTTCCCCTCAATATCTTTGACAAGATTCTTGATCAGATTATTTCTGCCTTTATGTTCAACGAGATACTCCATCTCGTCATGATATGTGTCAAAATGTTGTGGTGCGTGTTTACACAGTAGGACTTTAATCCTAAATTTAGAAAGATAACCTTCTTTAATAAGGTCATCTGTTTTAGTTACTCTCTCACAATCTCCAAACAATCCCTCTAGTACCCACTTGTGCGTCTTGCTACCATCAAGTGTCCCAGTAAAACCAAAACGGTACTTGGCATTGTGTAGCTTAGTCATGATTCCTGTGAGGGACTTCGACTTAAATAGGTGTGCTTCATCACCGATAACACAGTCAATGTCATCAAAGTATCTCTTGGGGAACTTGTAGATTGATTGCCAGGTTGAAATAATAATTGGTTTATCCGTATTTTTATCCTTGCCCGAATATATCTTATG